ATGCGCTGGTGGCTCAAGGCCGGCGTCGACTGGAACGGCACCGACAAGCTCTTCACCTTCCCGAACGGCGCGCGAGTGAAGATGGCGTACCACGGGCATCCTCGAGACGACCTGCAGTTCCAGTCGACGGAGTACCAGCTCGCGGCCTGGGACGAGCTTACGCACTGGCCGGACGCGACCGCCTACGAGTGGATCAGCCTGTCCCGCCTGCGCCGGCCCGACGGCTCGAGGCTGCCGCTCCGCGCGCTGTCCGCGAGCAACCCGGGCGGCCCTGGGCATACCTGGGTGCGGAACCGGTTCGTCGGCGGCGTCGACGTGGGCACCGGGCGCGTCGTCGAGCCCCAGCACCTATACGTCCCCGCGCGCCTCGACGACAATCCGCACCTCGACCAGACGTCCTACCGACGCGCCCTGATGCGGCTGCACCCGACGGTCCGGCAGCAGCTCCTCGCCGGCGACTGGTCGGCGCGCGAGCCCGGCGACTACTTCCGCGTCGAGTGGTTCGGGCCGATGCTCGACCCCGAGCACGACGAGATCCCGCGCGGCGAGGCCGTGCAGATCCGCTGGTGGGACCTCGCGGCCAGCGAGCGCGAGGACGCCGCGAGAACCGCTGGGGTCCTGATGGCGCGGCTCCGGAGCGGGGCGCGCATTGTCGTGCACGCGGTGGCGTTCCGCGCGACGCCCGGCAAGCGCGACGCGGCCATCTGCCGGCAGGCGCACCTCGACGGCCGGCACACGATCGTCGGCCTCGAGATCGAGGGCGGCTCCGGCGGGCCCGCCCAGTTCGAGGCGCTCGCGAAGCGGCTCAAGGCCGAGGGGTTCCGGGTCGTCGGCGCGCGCCCGCGCTCGCCGCTCACCGAGGCCGAGTCGCGCGTGATGGTCCGGACCCCGGTGTCGACTAGCGGCAAGGAAGCGCGCGCGGACCCCGTGGCCTCGTGCCTCGAGCGCGGCTACCAGCGCCGCGGCGAGTGCAATGACACCGGCGAGCCCTGGTGGGGCGCCGACGCCGGCCGCCCGTGGACCGAGCAGCGCGACGGCATTCGGATCTACGCCGGACCGTGGACGCAGGCCTACCTCGACGAGCTCGAGGGCTTCCCGGACGCCCGCCTGCTCGACCAGGTGGACGCCACGAGCGGCGCGTGGGCTTGGCTCGAGGCGCACCCGTTCGGGCTGCGCGTGGCGCCCGGCGAGGAGCGCCGGCGGCGGCCGGCCGAGCTCGCGGGCCTGCACCCCGAGGACCGCGGTGGGCGCGACCCGGGGGCCCCGGGCGCGCCGGAAGGAGGTGCTCGAGGGCGCGAGCGGTGGAGGCCCTAAAAATCCGAGGAACTACAGTTGACAACTGGCGACAGTCGACTACAGTTTCACGCATGAGCACGAACAACATCACTCCCGCCTCCCTCAACCTGTTCCTGAGCCTTGCCACGGACGCCCCCAACTGGGACGGCGCACCGCTGTACGAAAGCCACAGCAAGGCCGAGCGCGGCAACCTGACGCAGCTCAAGGTCGCCGGGCTGCTGTACACCGAGCAGGACGACGATAGCGACTGCCTCTGGGTGTACTTCACCGACGCCGGCAAGGAGCTGGCCGCGCAGCACGGGGTGGCCCTGTGAGCCTCGCGGCCCGCATCAAGGCCCACCCGGCGGTGGCCGAGTTTTGGGAGGACGCCACCAACCGCACCTACCAGCACACCGGCACGGCCGTCGGCGGCCGCCGTCGCTGGTACCAGCAGCGGGACTACTGGGTCCACCTGCGAGCCGGCTGGGTCAACCCGGTGCTGGGCTGCGGGACGATTCACGAGCCCACCCTGACCGAGGTGTGGGCGCAGCTGCGCAGGTGCAAGCAGGTGCCCACCGCGTGACCGGGTCGCGGCCGTGGAGCGGCCGCCTGACGATGGCCCCAGTCAGGGCCGAAACCCGACAAGGAGACCGACCGATGACGACCAAGAACGAGACCCTCTACGGCATCCGCGCGAGCGACTACAACACCCTGCGCGAGGCGATCGCCACCGCGATCGGGTTGTCCGCGAAGCACGGCGAACCCCATGCGCTGCACGTCCACGACTTCGACCTCGACGCCGCCCGCGCGGTGCTGGCCGGCTGGTGCTCCGCCCAAAGCTGCGGCGGCCGTGAGTTCGTGGGCACCGACCTGACCAGCGGTCGCTTCGCGACGGTCGAGCTGGTGGAGGTGCGGGCGTGAGCGCCCCGATCTACCTGCCCGAGGAATATCGGCCTGCTTTGCGCGGCCACGTGCGCGTGCCCGAGGACGGCAGCATGCGCGCGGTTTACGACACCGACCAGATCCTGGAGATCCTCCAAACCGTCCATGGGATGGACTTCGAGGATGCCGAGGACTGGTTCTGCTTCAACATCGACGGCGCCTACCTCGGCACCGGGACTCCGCTTTATCTGCTCAAGCAAGAGGCGGCCCAGTGAGCGCGCGCCTCGACCGGCTCTATCCGGGCGCCTACATCTCGGCCGGCTGGGCGGACGATATCGACTACGGTGTCGTCCAGAACCAGACCGAGCGCGGCTGGTGGGTGTTCTGGCACGGCTCGTGCACCGCCACCGTCTTCGAGGACGGCCCCGACGTCACCATCCACGAAGACCTCGAGCACGCGCGCCTTGAGGCCTACACCCGCGCCAGCGCGTACTACGCCTCGAAGGAGATCCTCGCATGATCCGCTGCTTCATCCTCGCCGTCCTGTTCGCCGCGCTCGTCGCGGCCACCGTCCACGCCCAGCGCCCGACCGTCGAGCAGCTCGACGCCTGGCGGATCGAGCACCGCGAGCTTTTGGACGCCATCCGGCAGGTCGAGAGCGGGGGCGACGACCGCGCCGTCGGCGACGACGGGAAGGCGATCGGCGCCTACCAAATCTGGCGCGCCTACCATCAGGACGCCACCGAGTGGTGCAAGGCGCTCGCCGGCCCGTGGGCCGACTGCTACGGGCGCGTGCACGCCGAGCGGATCGTGGTCGCCTACTGGCACCGGTACTGCCGGCAGGCGCTCCGGGACGGCGACCTCGAGGTCCTCGCGCGCGTGCACAACGGCGGCCCCGCCGGCCACAAGAAGACCGCGACCCTGAAGTACTGGGCCAAGGTCCAGAAGGCCCTCGAGGCCGCCGGCTCCTAGCCGGGCGCCCGGCCGCGTGCTACGTTCCGCCGCATCATGGCGAACGTGCCCGGTGTCTTGATCGTCGGCGACTACTCGGTCCAGGGCGGCAACCCCGGCATGACCTCGGCAGTGTCTGCCCTCGGCGCCGCCGACCTCAACTTCTCGCGCGCCGACCGCGTGATGCGCGTCTTCCCGGACAACCCGACCACGGGCGCGCCGACCTCGACGAGTCTCGGCTGGAAGCCGTGGTTCGACGGCGGGGCCGGCGACTCCCTGTTCGCGGTCACGACCTCGGCCTCGAACACCGTCACGGTGACACCGAGCCCGAGCTGGACAACGAACCAGTGGGCCGGCTTCACGGTGACCGTCGTGAACCCGCTCGGCCTCGGCTTCTCGGACCGGAAGACCATCGTCTCGAACACGGCCGACACGCTCACGATCTCCGGCTCGTGGACCTCGAATCCGGTGAGCCCGCAGTTCCTGTTCCTATCGCAGGGGCGCTGGCGCGACTACCACGCCATCGCCGGATGGCTCGCGGCCGCCGAGCTCGGTGTCGCAGTGTCCACGCGCGGCGGCTCAAGCTGGCAGGCCGGCGGGCTCGGCATCGGCCTCGACGCGGGCCTGCTGCGCGAGCTGTACGAGAACGTCTGGAAGACCTCGCCGTACTTCCAGGTCGCGAAGTACGCGCTCATCACGCCTACGGGCTCGGCCTTCGACGACACCACGGGCTCGGCGAAGACGGCCTTCACGAACGAGCTCGCGCGCTACAACGCCGCCTGGACGGCGCTCGCGAACGGCAACACGCTCGCCTGGGAGCTGCTGGTGCTCGACCTGTCGAACGCCGACGTCATCAACTGGGTCTCGACGCCGGCGAACTACCTCAACTACGAGACGGCGCTCACCCAGACGATCGCGTGGTTCCGGAGCGCCCCGGTGCTCAACAACGCGAGCTTGAAGGTCGTAGTCGTCAACCACGCGAACGAGGTGAACAACGTGACGGCGCCGTCCGGCACTGCGCTCGCGAACCGCGCGCACCGCGCCGTCGCGGCGGCCGGCACGAACATCCGGTGCGCCTCGATGGAGGGCCTGCCGCTCTACCTGCCCTCGCCGTTCCTGCCCAGCGCGAACAAGGGCTACTACGAGGCCCAGGTCTACTGGAACGAGATGCCGCGGCGCGTGCGCCAGGCCTACGAGCTGCTCACCGTCGGCAACCCGACCGACTACGACGGCGCGATGCCGGTGTACCTGATGTTCGGCGACTCGATCTTCGTCGGCGAGGTCAACGAGACCTTCACGACCCAGCTCAAATCGCCGACCCTCACCGGCGGCCCGCGCGACTCGAGGCAGCGGATCTACAACCGCGGCACCGCGACCGTCGAGACGTACGACCTCGCGGACAACAGCAACACAAGCGGCACGACGGGCAACTTCGGCGGCCCCGACTTCTCGCTCGTCCACGAGCTCATGCAGCTCCACCCGGTGACGGGCTTCGTGCTCGTGAAGCGCGCGAGCAACGCCTCGACGCTCGTCGTGAACGGCGCGCCCTACTCGGGCGGCGGCACCTCGGGCGGCCGGTGGTCGAAGACGTACCAGGCGACCGAGCACTTCGGCGAGCTCAAGAACGACTTCGAGGGCGCGCTGTCCTACATCAACAACACGCTCGGCCGGCAGGCGGACCTGAAGGGGATCTTCGTCTCGCTGGGGACGAACGACCAGGCCTATGCCGGCGGCGGCGCGCTGTTCGCGGCCGAGCTCGCGACGTTCGTCGCCGACCTGCGGTCGACGTTCGCGACGCGCACAAGCGGCGACCCGGTGCCGGTCATCTGGCGCCGGCCGCAGCTCACCGTGCAGACGGCCGTCTACGCCGAGGCCGTGCGCGTGCGCGCGGCGCTCGCGGACTACGCGGCCGTCGACGCCCAGTTCGAGGTGGTGAACGTCGACGACCTCGAGCGCCTCTCGACCGACAACATCCACGAGACGCCCGAGTCGGCCATCATCGACGGCCAGCGGCTCGTGGCGGCTCTCCAGACCGTCGCCATCTAGCCTCCGCCTATGGTCACCGAACTCCGCGTCCGCAACGCATCCCAGAGCCTCTACACCCGCGCGCTCTCGCAGGCCTGGCGCTCGGGCGTGCAACTGTACGACCCGAGCCTCTGGCTCACCCGCGAGCCCGAGCTCGAGGAGAAGATGCTGCGCGACGCGGACATCGCGCACGCGGTGACGTTCCGCCGGCACTCGATCGCCGGCAGGCAGTGGACGGTCATCCCGCGCATCGAGGGATCGCCTCGAGCGCCGATGGCGGTGTCGATCGCCACCGAGCTCCTCGACGGCATCCACGACTTCACGGGCGCCCGCTTCAACCTGGCGCGCGCGTTCTTCTCGGGCGCCCGCTTCGCGCGCATCCACGGCGTGACCCGGACGCTCACGATCGGCGACGGCAAGCCCCGGACGTGGTGGTGCCCGACGCGCCTCGAGGACCAGGACAAGCGGTTCTACCGGATCGTGCCGAAGCAGGAGGGCGAGCGGATCACGGCGCGCTGGGAGCGGTGGAACATCGCCACCGACGAGTGGCTGCCTGAGTCGGTCGAGGACTCGATCCAGACCATCCGCCACGTCTACCAAGACGACCAAGGGACCCTCGGCCACGGCCGCGGCCTGCGCGAGGCGCTGGGCTGGTGGTGGTACGCGAAGGAGCACGTGTTTCAGGAGTCGCTGCAGGCGGTCGAGCGGTTCGCGCAGGGCATCATGACCGCCAAGGTGGACGGCGCGCGCGATGCGGAGACCGGCCTTCCGAATACCGAGCTCATCAACGCCTGGAGCGACGTGCTCGAGAGCCTGCGCGCGCGGCACGTGCTCGTCTACGACTCAAGCGACCAAGTCGAAAGTGTGCAGGTGGGCGGCGAGGGCTGGCAGCTCATGGAGTCGATCCGCGCCGAGCTGCGC